TTTCCCTATGTTTGCTTAATTTTTAGGCAAAGAACGGGCGAGAGAGTGATAGCCACCCATCTTACCCATACTATTAAAATAGCACTAGTACTCGCATAGCGTCCATATTCTTCTGTCAGGCACCTAAATACTCAGCTAGGTCAAACTGCACATCACTCATTCTGCCTGTTTTTTGAGTCCCTATGGAAAGGTCTCTGCGTCGCCCGTTACATAACGCATTCCCTTTTCTTGTCAGCCACCAGGAACATTGGTGCATTGCTATCCCGAACAGTAGGGTCGTCACCAAAGAAAAACCCCAGCAATCTTAGAGGGTGTGGCTCTGGCATGAGCAATCAAACGACATACGAGTAATATCATTTAATCACACACACCCTCTAAAACAACTGGGGTGACTCGTATATCGTCAGGATGCCGCCCGACGACTGAATCTTACCATAATTTTTTAATTATTCAAGCTGTTCAAAGAACTTTTTATAAGGAACCCCATATTTCTTATGTAATGTGATTTTCCACTCATCTGGGATGACTTTCATCTTATTCCAATGAAATAGCCTTTGTTGGCTAACACCTATAGCTTTTGCAGAAGCATTGAGTGAACCATGCTTCTTAACCAAGTAAATTAACGGTAAATAAAACCTATCTTGACTCATACTATTCCTTAAAATAACGCTGGTTCAAATTGTGTAAAATCTACTACTTTTTTGGCAACTTTGACAACCTGGATGTACCAATCATCCTGTAGGAACTTATTAGCTTCCTGTTTATCATGGAAAACCCTAATAGGGCCATCTTCGTCGCATACTATGTATTTGTATTTACTCATTTGTAAAAATGATACACTAAAAAAATAATTTGTCAAAAGAAATATTTGTGATACAGTAGAGTCTCGTTAACACGAAAGGGGAATTAAAAATGAGTTATGACAATTGGTTACAAAGTGGTGCGTATGACAATGAAGATGAAGAAATCCACATTGAGGAGCGTGTACCTGAGTTGATGAAGACTAAGGACTATGACCCAACAGATATATCACACATGGCTGAAGCAATCTCTGAAGCATCAAGAGATGACCAAGACATTATTCGTGATTACATTGAGCAACGAGATTGGGCCAAGCTCGGACAAAAGTTGTACGTAATGTCGTATAACTATATGGAACACTTTGCTGAAATGGAAGCACAAAGGGAAGCGAGTAATGGACTATGAACGCAAATGAACTAGCTGATGAATTAGATAAATCAAGAGAAGAATCTTATACATCTGAACATTTAGTTGGCAAAGCAGCCACCATGCTACGCCAGCAACAAGCTGAAATAGAAGCGTTGAAAGCAAAGACACTAACACATGATGAAATAGCAGAAATATATCATTCTGAAAATAGATTTAGCCCACAGGGTAATTTTTTATATTATGGATTTGCAAGAGCAATACTAAGAAAGGTAAGTGAGAAATGACTGAAAGCCAAAAAGCCATCCTTGATAGACTTAGTGATGAGGATATGAGGGTAACTGAATTATGTGAAGAGTTACACATGGTTCCCAGTGTATTAAGAAAAATTCTTAACAATATGGAAAAAAGCAATTGGATTAAAAAGAGTGGAAGTTATTACAGTATTGTGATTGATTACGCACCAAAATTAGATTGGAATTTTAAACCTTTATTAGGAGCATGGAAATGAGTATATTTACAGATTGGAAGTTTTATTTAATTATTGCGTTTTTTGCAATGATTGTTGCCAAGTGTCACCCAGTATATGCAGGTGTTCTATGACTACCTGGACACTACAAGATTTAGATTTATCAAACTATGAACCACCAAGAAAGGCATTATCAGATGAACAAATTGACGTTATCGGATTTAATCTTAACTATCCGTTCTCTATTCGAAAAATTGCTAGGGCCATCGAAATCGCCCACGGAATTGTCCAGGAGAACAGTGAGCAAACCAGTACTAACACCACGAAAGATTCCAATGAAAACAGTTAAAGTACCAGCAGTAAAGAAGTCTAGTGGCAAAGTAGTTAAAGCCAAGTCTAAACAACAATCCCATGCCGACCTTGAAACAAAAGGTGAACGTGGATTTATTTTGTCAGACGGAAAGTTTGCAGGTCGTGAAGAAGCTGCCACAGTAGCTAAGAAAGCTAAGCAAGTTCCTAAGACTGTAAAGAAGCTCCATTCCGAAGACTTACGGAAGAAAAAGAAGTGAGTTTTACAATCATGCAGCATGATGGCATGAAAGTAACTCAATGGTTTAAAACTGTTGATGAATTGATTGCCAGTATGCTTGCTAACCCAAAAGATAGTTATTGGAGGAACAAATGAACTTTAATAAGTCAGAAGCAGTATTGATTGTAATTTTATGCGTTACATCTGTTATAGACAACATTGTCAGTGTTTTAACTTATATAAGGGGATAGCATGGGCGATATAATTGAGTTCCCAGAAGGAACTGTGGGAGATGTTCCAATAGATGCAGTCCTTGAAGGTGCCAAGCTATTACAGATGGTATGTATCATGGGATACACAGCAGAAGGCCATGAATATTTTGCTAGTAGCTTTGGGGACATTAAAGAAATTAATTGGTTATTAGATAGGTATAAACACTTTTTAAATGGAGTTGCAGACGATGAGTAAAATTCAAGAAGCGTATGAAGATTGGTGTGAAGATTGGAAACCCGCAATTCACGGGCAACATCACCCAACTAGCTATGAAGGATTTGAGGCGGGGTGGTTAGCCGCTATTGAAATAATGTTAGAACGTTTAAAGTTAAGCAAAGTATGATTCCAGCAATGAGAAATTCTCACGCTACCCATGTAGATTTTGGGTTCTTGCGTGGGATTATAGGTAATAACCCTAACTTTATGCCATCTAATATTGATATGGTATTGGAGCGTAAAGGTAATTTCTTATTTGGGGAATGGAAGCGGGAAGATGAGGAGATTAAGACTGGTCAGAAGATTCTGTTAAGGGAACTAGCCTGGGTACATCGTGTATTATTGATTACTGGCTACGTGGATACACAACCTCACATCTCGTTAATTCAACAGGTGTTGCCAAATGGGAACCTTAAAGTAGTAGGGAAGTCTGTAGCAGATTTAATTAAATACATTCAAGATTGGTATAAGGACGCAGAAAACAATGATGGATTACTCTGAATTAAAAATGAACATTCAAAAGCTAAACGACCAAGTTTATAGTTACATGAATGCTAAAAATGTAGTAGCAGCGCAACAAGTAGCAGAAAAGTTAGAAATGAATGCAATGATGTTAAAGAAATATATTGACTGGACAATAAATAGTAAGTAATCTTTGAAAAGGGGGAGTTATGTCACAACAGGAATTTTATGAAACAGTAATGCGTGAGCAAGAGCAGTTAGAAATTCGTCTTGCGGATTACAAGTATCAAAAAGAACACCTAGAGTGGAATTTAATGGCAGTAACACAAGATATTGAAAAGATACAGACTTTGATAGTAAATCTTGAGAAGCAACTTGGCGATATTTCAGACAGTTAATTAGAAAGGAAGTAAATCATGGGATTAAGCGTAAACGCAGGTAATGGGGGTGGTGGTGATTTTGAGCAGGTGCCAGCAGGTACATTTGCAGCACGTTGTTACCAAATTATTGACCTGGGGCATCAAACATTTGAATGGAAGGGTGAAGCTAAAGTAGCTCCTAAAGTTCGTATCACTTGGGAATTAAATGAGCCAATGAAAGATGGTCGTCCATTTTCTATCTCTAAAGAGTACACAGCCTCTATTGGTGAAAAGGCAAACTTACGTAAAGATTTAGAAGCATGGCGTAACCGTAAGTTTACAGCACAAGAGTTATCTAACTTTAGTCTTGAAAATGTACTAGGTGCTCCTTGTCTGTTAGGTATTGTTCATGTCCCGTCTAAAGATGGAACTAAGACCTACGCTAATCTAGGCTCTATCATGGCATTACCAAAAGGTATGGAATGCCCTGAGTTGGTTAATCCTGCCGTTAAGTTTGACATTGGCACTTTTGACCAAAAAGTATTTGAGTCATTAACTAACTATGTTCAGAAGAAGATTTTAATGAGCAAGGAATTAGAAGAGGGTGGTATTCCACAATCCACTAGCTCACATAATGAGCCTGTAATTGAGTCTGACGAAGTACCATTTTGATTTACGGGCGAAAGCGGACATTTTTAATGCTTCACATTCATTTTGGCGTTTGTGAGTAGCCCGCCTAATATGAAGTGGATAGGGGAAAGAATCAATGAAGTTAACAAACAAATTTAATTTACCTGAGCCAATAGTCAATGCAGTTAATAACCAAGGGTATACCCCAGGTTCTAGCGATATTACGGTTACTCAGCTAATCCAGCCACCTCTAATTCGTCAATTACGGATTAAGCACGACGATGCTATTGAAGAGGACGCTTCAGACCGTGTTTGGGCGTTATTTGGAAGTAGTGTCCATCACCTTCTAGAAATGGCTTATAAGGGGCGTACAGCACGAGTTGAGGAGAGAGTATATGCACAGGTACTCGGATGGAAATTAGGAGGCGCATTCGACGTTTTAGAGGGTTCTACGCTATCTGATTACAAGGTGACTTCCGTATATTCTTCAGAAGGCAAAATTGAGTGGGAAAGACAGCTTAATGTATTACGTTGGCTGTTGTATAGAAATGACACTATAGTTGATAAACTCCAAATAATTACCATCTTCCGTGACTGGAGACCTAGGGAAGCTCAAAAGAACCCTGATTATCCAAGACGACCCATTATGGTATTGCCTGTCCGTATGTGGACGTTAGATGAGGCAGAAACTTATGTTAATGAGCGTGTTGCACTGCATCAATTATCTGAGCCTCCTATGTGTACGGATGAGGAGCGGTGGACTACCCCTGAACAATGGGCCTTGATGAAAAAAGGTGGAAAACGGGCTATTAAGCTATATCCGTCACAAGAAGGTGTTACACTCGGCACAGACCAACATTGGGAGCATAGACCAGCTACCTACAGGCGTTGTGAAGATTATTGTAGCGTTAATAAATTCTGTCCAGTATGGTCGGATGTTATTTTTTAATATAAACTAGACAATGAGTCCAGAGATTGATTCCCCCCTTTCAACAACCCCGACACCGCTTCGGGTTTCTCTGGACTCCCCAATACTGAGACCTATATGACTACTATTGTTGGCGATTGGATTAATAAAAAATTAGTTTCAGATAGTCAGTTTTCTGATGATGATTCTGGAATTAAGTATTTTGATGAAAAAATAGTACCAATAAATGGTGGGTGGCTTGGTGTTGCAGGTAATTGGTCTGATTGTGAAAAAGTAATTAATTACATAAACAAAAAAACTTCAAGAAAACCGAAATTAAAATCTGATAGTTCTTTTATTAAATTGACAGAAGAAGGTCTTTTCTATTGTGGTGATGATTTAGAGTGGGAAAGAGCTAAAACATTTATGGCAATTGGTAGTGGTTCAATGGCTGCAGAAGTTTGTATGCGTATGGGGCTAAGTGCAGAAGAAGCAGTGAAATGGGCGTGTGATGTAGATTTAAAAAGTCATGAACCAATCAAAACATATAAATTAGGCGAATAAAATGGCACAAGCACGATGTAGCGATGAAGATTTTATAGAATTATGGAATAAGCATAAATCAGGAAGCAAACTAGCACAAGTACTAGAAGTAGGTGTTCGTAATGTAATGTCTAGACGCAAGAGAATAGAAAAACGTTACAACATTAAGCTAGAAGCAAAAGAAGGAGGAACACCAAGACTAACTATTCCTGAAAACAAAGTCCGCACTAATCTGTCTATGGAAGATGGATTGATTATTGTGGGTTCTGATTGCCACTACTGGCCTGGATATGTTAGTACCGCCCATAGAGCATTTGTACATTTAATCAAGAAACTAAAGCCTAATGGAATAGTCCTTAATGGTGACATTATGGATAACGCCACAATCAGTCAACACAATAGGATTGGGTGGGAAAATGCCCCTACAGTAAAACAAGAGCTAGAAGAAGTACAAGCCCGTCTTGGTGATATTGAAAAAGTACGCCCTGCAGGAGCTTTCATGCACCGCACCATTGGTAATCACGACCTTCGCTTTGATGGCAAACTTTCTAATGTATTAGGGCAATATGAAGGGGTGCCAGGCATGGCATTAGCCGACCATTTACCTGGTTGGACATACTCTTGGTCATTAATGGTTAACACTACCTGTATGATTAAGCACCGTTGGCATAATGGTCAACATGGAGTATTTAACAACACCCTGAAATCGGGGGTAAGTATGGTCACGGGGCATTTACACTCCTTGAAGGTGACCCCGTGGACAGATTATAATGGTGACAGATATGGCGTTGACACAGGAACAATGTCGGCAATTGGAGGAGACAAGTACATTTACACGGAAGATTCGCCCGTCAATTGGAGAAGTGGATTCGCACTCCTTACATTCCGTGACGGAGAACTTATGCCGCCAGAACTTGTACAAGTCATTAGTGAAGATGATGGATTGGTGTTCTTTCGAGGAGAGGTAATCAAAGTATGAAAATAAATGTCAAAATTATTAAGGAAAACGAAGATGGGTCAGCCAACGCTCAAGTTGATTTCGATAAAGAAGGACTCGAAACGCTCGTACAGTGGGGGCTTGTTAGTATCCTTACCAAAGCAATTGATGAGTATAAAGTTAGACCCGAAGAAGCTGAGACTGCTATTGAACCAACATTTCCAATTAAAAAAGGAAAAAAGAAATGAATCGAAACTGGGATAAAGCATTTGACCTTGTTATTGTAAACGAGGGAGGCTACGTTGATAATAGCCAAGACCCTGGAGGTGCTACTAATTGGGGTTGTACTAAAGCAGTATGGGAACAATACGTAGGACATGAAGTTACTAAAGACGACATAAAGAACTTAACTAAAGAGGACGTAAAGCCTCTATACAAAAAGAGGTACTGGGATGCCATACACGGAGATGCTATTCCTTCGGGACTTGACTATTGCATTTTTGATTGTGCTATCAATAGTGGTGTTGGTAGGGCAGCAAAATTTATCCAAGAACTCGTTGGTGTTCCTGCTGATGGTGCCATTGGTAATAATACTGTTACTGCTATAACTCAGATTAACTCTATAACGTTAATTAATGAGTTTTCAGATAAACGTCAAGGATTCTTAGAATCACTTAAAACATTCCCAGTATTTGGCAAGGGTTGGACTAGACGTGTCCAAGAAGTGCGTAATAAATCTTTAGATATGGCGGCAGGTTGAGGGGACAGCCTCTCGACTCCCGATTCGTTGATAGTCTAGTTGGAAAGCCACAAAACAACTAGATTAAGCATACCCTCTCGGTGGCTTGACTATTTTTCCAACCCTATTTGAGACCGTATCCAGTCTTGGGTTGATTCAAGTTGTTGGGTTGTGTTTGCACATTGTTCGGCAAAATCCAATGTGTTGATGGTAGTGCCATTAATTGTGATGGTGGCATTGGGAACGCTGGACACTGGACTGCTACTGGTGTTGTACACCCTACTATACATAAGATGAATGCTGTTAATACGAGCTTCATAAGCATCGGATACTCCTTTATTAATTAATTCTTGTTCTTTAATTTTTGATTTGTTTTGTTCAATTTGTTTCTCTGCAACAATTTTAATTTCGTCTTGGAAGTCAACAAAGCGTAAATGCTCCACATAAAAGCCAGCACCAAAGGAACCAAATACAAGAGCAAGATATATGTAAATTTGGACACTAGCACCACCTAATAAGGAAAGAATAAAGTTCATTTTGGTTCAGGCTCTGCACCTGCTACTTGTTTACCTGCTACAGATGCTGCACCAGAACCTGATACGATTCCAAGGGATGTAGCAATCTCCATAAGGCTCATAGGATGGCCTACATAAATTTCATAAATGGCGGCACAGACAATAGCAAGAAATCCACCTAACCAAGCCCATTTAGCTATGTCGTGTGTATTGTTATCTTTGCCAGTCATCATTGTTTTAAATACATGATTCATATTTATCCTTTATAGCCCCAAGTAAGATACCAAGAGACGTAAAATGCACCAATATAACAAAGGGCCATTATTGCTTTAGCCTTTTTTCTTTCAACAGAATAAATCAATTTATCCTGTCGTTCTTCCCATAACTTTCTAGCTTTAATACTTTGGATTTCATCCCAAGCCTTACTGCCGTACTTCTTTGTAATTTGTTCTTGAATCTTTGCTTCTGATTGCTTTGCTATTAAAAGTCTTTGCCACTCATCTACTGCTTCAATAATTGTAGTAGTGTCAGGATTAACCTGTCTTGCCTTTTTTCTAGCATCTGCCCTATCTTTTGCTGCTTTATCTGCTAACTCTAAAACACCTTCTATTGCTTCTGATAACTCTTGTGATGCTTTTACCGACTCGTTAATTGAGCTAGTAAGTGTTTTAGCACCGTCTATAATCCCAAACGGGTCTGACATAATTACTTAAGACTAATTTGACCAGAGCCAGCCAAATAAAGTAATACAGCTACAGTACCCATACCAATAATTTTAATAGCCTTTTGAACTACATTTTCACCAACAGAGGTATAAAAGTTCTTAATAACCTTTTCGGTTACCTTTTCAACAAGTTCTTCGAGTTCTTCTTCAGATAGATTAAGTGCCATGATTATGAGTATTGGATTCGGATTGCGGGGACATAAACTCCTGTAACGGAGGGTAATGTTTGTGTTTGTAAACTTACGTTTGTATTGTTTGCGTAAATCCAATATCTAGTTTGCTCACCTGCTACACGATGTATGGAGTTTGCATAAACAATTTGAGTAGTTTGAGTGCTAACTAAGTTGTAAATCTTACCTGAGTTGGCATTTACAGTCCATCCTGAACCAGTATTCTTTTCTGCATAAATATAAAGAATTCGGTTTCCTGATGTTGATAAAGCATTTACCAATAAAGACAGGCTGTAATCGCCTTCTTGAGAAAATGTAAATACCCCAGTTGAACTACTGTAACTAATTCCTGTTGCACCAGATAATGTATTTGCTGGCTTCAATAATGTTGGTGTAGTGCTAATTGAAATAGAACTAGATAAATCGTACGCCTCGATATAACAATCAGGCTTAACGGTGTATCCATTCCTTGTTAAAGCACTAGTAAAGGCTCCGCTAGAGGGTGTAGATTGACCAATGGTAGAGTTGTTGATGGTACTACCTGAAATACCAACACCCCCAATAGAACCCCCTGTAATTGCCACAGAATCGGCATTTTCGTATGCCATTGTGCCAAGGGTAGCTCCAGGTTTACCAATTAAGGCATAAATACTGTAGAACCAGTCTCTAAACTGACGGGAACTAACGTCTTGATTGGTTGGTGGAGGAGGAGCTAATGGCATTAGTCTTCTTCTTTGTCGTCAAACTTCCAATTTTCTGCGTAACCATACTCTTGAAGCTCTGGTATCTGCCATTCCATAGCACGACCAATATCATCACGCACGTTAATACAGTCAGGAATCTCAATTTTCTTGACGTTTTTGTATGCACGTTCACAGGCTTGTTTAACGGTCTTTCCTACCCCGTTTGCCACTAGTACATAGTCACCTGCCGTCACTAGGCAAGGACGCTCTACAACACCGTTCTCGTCGTTCTGAGGGGCATTTCCAACCATGACCTCGCATAAGGCAAAATCCTTGGTTAATTCGTCAGGAAGACCATAGATAGGAAATCCTGAATGGTCACGCCCCGTAGTCTTAGACCTAGGGTAATCCCCAATAGGGATAACGATGCCAGTAGCAGTGTCGTAACTAACTTTGAGAGTATCTTTTCCATCTAATAAGTCAACCATCCAATCAACAACAGAACCCTTGTGAACAGCTTGTTGAATGTTAAATAAAGGCCATCCTTTACGCATAGTCCATTCTAATGGGCGTGGTTCACCTTTTGCATCCACAATAAAGGCTAAATCAACATAGCCAGTATGTCCGATATAGCATAAATAGTCTTCAAAACGCTTTAATGTCTCGTCAAATAGGTTAGATTTAGTAACATATTTGATAACAGTACCTTGTTCACCAGTATTGCAACCATAGTTACCTGACATGAGCTTCTTGTGCTCAAATCCTTCAAGGATGTTTTTACCAAAACCATTAGGGCCTATCCAAGCACCTACTCCAAATTCGATACCTGGAACAAACTCTTGGAGGATGAAGTCTCTTCTTTTTCCACTTGTTTTCCATCTTTGAAGCATGAAGACCATATCTGCAGGTGATTTAGATACGTAAGATAATGCTTTGTCAGCATCCCCAGAGGGTTTGGACACATATCTCGTGGGGTTTGCTTTAACAAATTCAATAGCAGAGTTGTAATCATGGAATTCAAAAGAAGGAATGACGGATAATCCCGCCTTTTTCATAATATCTTGACCATAATCTCGGTCAAGTTCTAGTTTTGCACCTAATTGGTTTGTCCCAATAATTGGATAACCTTCTTCATGGTATTTCTCCAATTTACGCATTTCAAATGCGTTATCTGACAAAACAATTAAATCTGCTTGTTTGGCATGGATTTCCCAGTTTTGAACTTGGTCAATCAATCCTTTACCAATCTTAGATAATTCTTGTCCATGTGGGCGTACCCATTGCTTTACTTCGTGTCCTTCTGCAAGGCAACGAATACCAAAGTCAACTAATGCACCAGCAGGGTCAAGTAACAATATCTTCATTTAGTTTTCTTTTTAGATTTACCAGCTTTAGAAAGAGCAATAGCTACAGACTGTTTTTGCGGATAACCTTCACCCTTGAGTTTCTTAATGTTCTTAGACACGGTTTCTTTAGAACTACCTTTTTTGAGTGGCATATTATTCTCCTTGTGGTGTTGGTGTTACTGCAGAGCCAGCCCTAGATGCTAATGCACCATATAAGAAATTGATTGCTTTAATAGTTTTCTTTTTATCAGGGATAGAATAGTCTTTAGCATCAGCTTCGTAAAGTTTAATAGCTTGTTGACGCAGACTTGCAATTTCATCTTTATTGACTAATTTTGTTTGTTCAAGCATTGGTGCAATTCTTCTATCAAATGTCTCCAATACATTTTTTGGAGATTCTTTAGTTAACATTTCTTTAACAACAGATGGAACCAATTTTCGTGCTTCAGGGTTTGAACCAATATAAGTATTTAATGCTCTTCTTTCAGTATCACTTAAAGTTTTACCAGACAACATTCTTTCAAAAGCAAATCCAGGCTTTTCATCACCCATTATATCGCTATAAAGATTTTTAACTTTATTGTCAACGGAAGCGTTCCATTGCTTTAAATTAGATTCTAATACTGGTATTTGTTTAGCTAACTTTTCTGATTGTTCAGCAGCAATAGCTTTCTTTTCAATTTGTTGACGTAATCCTGGGACATTATCAACCCATCCGTTTTTAGAATCAGATAGCCATTTATTTAACTCTTTAGGGGTGGTTAAGTCTTGAGTTTTAAGTTGAGCATATTGACGACCATATTCTGCTGCTTTAGCTTTATTGCCGTCTAATTGAGATACTAAATCATCATATCCAGCACGAGAGCTAAAATATTGCTTAGGAATTTCTAAAGGTTTAGTTTCTTCGCCAAGTGTTTTGCGACCTGTTTTTGTTTCCCATGCCTTTAATAAATCAGATTGTTCGCTATATAAACCTTTGGCTTGACCAAACTTTGGCTCCCAAGAGTAAATACCACCAGTTTCTTTACCACGCTCTCCAATACCTTTAGTAATGGTTCTTCTTAAATCTTGAGCCAATGTTTTATCAATGCCTTCCGCACCAGATACTTCAGCACCATACTTACCTCTTTCGCCTAATTGACGAATAAGAACATCTACTCCTTTAATGTCTAATGGAGGGGTTTGTGCATCACCATAAATATCTTTTAATAACTTTTCTACTTTATTAGCTTCAGCAGTAGGAAGTTCTCGTTTGGCAATCTTATCTTGCCAATAAGATTTTACAGATTGACCTTCTTCTGAAGTTTGCCAAAAGTTACCTTCTGCTTGTTTAGCTTGTGCAGAAGCAGTTGCATCATCTAATAATTGTGAGTATTGAGTGGCACGTTGTTCAACAAGTGGCTTTTGAGTAGCAAAAATTTCACCCTGCAATTGACCAGCAAATGTTTCTTCGTCTGGTGCTTTTGCTATTGGTTTGGCTATTGTAGCTTGTTGTTGTTGTAATAGTTTTTGACGCTTTAATATTTCTGATTGTGCGGCACTTTCAGCAAGGATTCTTTCAGCTTCTACAGCTTTTTGACGCTCTGCAATACCACCTTTTAATGCTGTATCAATAGTTTTTGACGCATTTGTAGTATTTCCAGCAAGAATTTCATCTTTTGCTTTTTGAGTTGCTTGAGTTCTTAATTTAGAAGCAGATTGTTCTGCTGTGCTTTTCATTTCAACGCCAAGCTGACGCATAAGACTTGGAACAGCACCACGAACACCTTTTACAAGATAGTTAGCAACCATCTCAGGGTATTCCATAGCTAATTGTGAAAGACCGCCTACCCCCATGCTTCCAAGAACTTGGAACTCACGAGGAACTCCAGCCATGTTTAATATTTCTTCTGCAGTTTGAGTTGTTCCAGCAGTACCAGCAGCAGCAGCAATTTCACGAGGCCCCATACGTTGTGCTAATGCACCACCAGCAGCCAATGC